AGAGACTAAACTGGATGTTAAGCTTGTTGCCTCCATCCATGACGAATACCAGTTTGAAGTACGTAAGGAACACGCTGAGCAGCTTGGAGCCATCACAAAGTTGGCTATCAAGAACACAGAGTTAATTGTAGGGTCCAAGTGTCCTCTTGATAGCGGCTTCAAGATAGGGACAACTTGGCTGGAGACTCACTAATATGATAACATTTGAAATACCACCAAGCCTGTTAGACAAAGCTAAGCTTGTATCCAGTAAGCTGAACCTTCAGTTCTCTACCCCAAGGATACACGCTTACGGCAACGCTGTCCCCACCTTGGGAGAGTTAGTTGTGTCAGAATATCTTGGTGTCCCCATCACTAGCACCTACCAGTACGACATGGAGCTACCAGATGGGCGTAAGCTAGACGTTAAGACCAAGTTCATTAGAGCAGCCCCAAGACAGGACTTCAACGTAGCTGTATCCAACGTCAAACGACAGGACTGTGACATCTATGCTTTCGTGTTCATTAAGAACGATAACACCAAGGCATGGCTACCAGGGTACTTGACTTCTACAGATTTCTATGCTAAAGCTAAACACTGGAAGAAAGGAGACACAGATAGAAACCTGACATTCCGACAAGACTGCTACACAGCGTTTGTCCATGAACTAGAGCCAATGGAAGATTTATTGAAAATAGTTGTTGACACACGTAAAACACAAGCGTAGAATACTTTCACACTAAGCGACCTTAACATGAAACTTAAAGAAGGAACTTAATCACATGGCACCATCAAAGAAGACTTCATCGAATGATCGTGACAAGAAGACCCACACCATTCAGGGACCAATTTATTGGGCGCAAGTTATTGAACCCAATACAACCTTTGAACCACAGTGGTGCGTGGACCTCTGCCTTACACCAGCTACACGTAAGATCGTTGAAGACGATGGCCTAACTGTTAAGAACAAAGGTGACGCACGTGGTGACTTCATCAGCCTGAAGCATAGGGTTATGCGTTCAACTGGTGATCGTAACGATCCACCCCGTGTTATTGATTCCCAGCTTAATGAATGGGACCCACGCAAGTTGATTGGTAACGGTTCTATTGCCAATGTTCGCTTCACTGCTTTCAACTACGATTATGCAGGTAAGTCTGGTCGAACATCAGACCTAGTTGGCGTACAGGTTATCAATCTGGTTGAATACAGCCGTGATGGCTTCGATGTTGTAGCAGACGGCTACACCGTTGGCGTCCGTGACATGGAAGAAGCAGTACCTTTCTAACATCATGACAAGCTCTCAGAAGACCAAGAAGCGTTTCGTAGAAGTGTTGTGGTATGACGCTGAAGGGAACGCTGCTTGGTCAACTGATAAGGAAGTTGCTAAGACGCAGTTACCATTAGTTACAACACGGGGATACCTTGTTAAGAACGACACTGCTATCCTTGTGTTGGCTATGGGCTTCCATGACGACTCTTGGGTCAATACCTTCTCTATCCCTAGAGGGATGGTTAAGGGAAGGATCAGGACACTAGATTACACAATAACAGGAGCTAAGAGTAAATGAAGTCAACTACAGAGAAACTTGTTCTATCGGCTCTCAAGCGCCGTAACCGTGTTACCCGTAAAACAGCCATTGAGAATGGTTGGTGTGAGAACCTAACTGCTACCATCTCTCGCCTTCGTCGCAAGGGCTTCTCCATCAAGTCAGTCCGTGAAACTACCCCAGAGGGTGATGTCTACACCCGCTACTCACTACTTCGTCAGGCTGCGTAACTCAAACTAACTAAGGAGGCAACAGCACCGTGACAAGAACCATTGATACCCTTGTAGAAGACATCTACAGTTTATTTACGTCAGGTACCAAAACAGTTCTAAAAGAAGAAGACTTGGCGTGTTTTCTCAAGGATATCAGTGTGGCTGTTGTCTCCTCTCTTTCTGGTGACCAACACGAAGACAAGCTCCGTATGTCTGGTATTGGTAAGAAGGACAGGAAGCTGTGGTACGAAATGAACACCCCAAGAGACAAGAGGGAGCAGCTTAACGGACCAACCTACATCAAGTTCCTATACGGCAACATCCTGGAAGCTCTCCTGGTTCTCCTTACCAAGGCGTCTGGTCACACAGTAACAGATCAGCAGAAGGAACTAGAGATTGAAGGCGTCAAGGGACACACCGATGGATGCGTAGACGGTGTAGTCATAGATTTCAAGAGTGCATCAAGTTACGGCTTCAAGAAGTTCGTTGATGGCTCTCTAACTAACAACGATCCATTTGGTTACATTGCCCAGATATCCGCCTACGCCAAGGCTCAAGGTAAGACTGAGGCAGCGTTCATTGCCATTGACAAGTCCGGTGGTGACATAGCTGTAGCCAAGGTTGACGCTATGGACATGATTAACCCCACTACCAGGATCAAGAAGATTAAGGAGGTTGTAGCAAGTGCCATCCCGCCTGAAAGATGTTATGCACCAGTACCTGATGGAAAGTCTGGTAATCTTGGCCTGGACAGTAGCTGCGGTTATTGCGATTTTAGGTTTATGTGTTGGAGCGATTCTAACGGCGGTAGGGGTTTGCGTACATTTGCTTATGCTAATGGGCCAAAGTCTTTCGTGCATGTGGAAAAGCTACCCCAAGTTGAAGAGATAACCTGATATGGACTATGACACTCTTAAGGCTTTTTTCTGGGGATTCTGCGCTGGTTGGGGATTAGCGGACATCATACTAACTATTGGACGACATATTAAACCGTGGTAAATAAGTACCGCTCAGGCTCTGAGAGACGTTTAGCAGATGTACTAAAGGCTGCTAAGTGTCCATTTCAGTTTGAGCCTTACTACATTCAATACCGTGTTGAGCAGACAAGGAAGTACCTTCCAGACTTCGTACTTCCCAACGGTATTATCTTAGAGGTTAAAGGGCGCTTCACAGCACCGGACAGGCAGAAGCAGTTACTGGTTAGGAAGTCCAACTTCTTTGAGGACATACGGATTGTGTTTGACAATCCCAACAATAAACTTTATAAAGGAGCTAAGTCAACTTATGGTGATTGGTGTCGTAAACATGGTATTATCTTCTGCTCTAGCAAAGATCATAAAGTCATCGGGGCATGGGTAAGTGAGCAACATCCAATCTCAGCCGAAGGACTTATTCCTGGAGATAGAGCAAGCAGTCCTGAACAAGACACAGCAAAGCCAGCCAGAAAGAATCCTATTCCTAAGCGTACTCCTGCAAGCTCTCCTGGACGCAACAAAGCCAGAAACCCTAAAGGAACCAGAGGACGAAAAGGTAGCAAGGGACCAAGCTAAGGCGTGGTTCCTAGCCTCTGTAGGGGTCACAGCAGAGGACTTTAATGAGGTATGCGACTTAGCCGGGGTGTCCCCTCTTCGTATGCGTTCATTCGCTTTCCAAGTATTAGTGTCCCAAGACATCCCCTTCGTTAGGAAGAGGATCAATACTGTATTGTCCTTTAAGTAAGGATCACTCATATGATTAAGTACAAGTATAACGAAGATACCACTCTCAAAGAACTCTCCAAGTACGTAGACGAAACCTATTCTCAGCATTACTCTCACGGTAAGTATCAAGCCACTGAGTTTATTATAGACGCAGGGTTTGGTGAGGGTTTCTGCTTGGGTAATATTATGAAGTATGCCCAGCGGTACGGTAAGAAGGACGGTAAGAACAAGAAGGATTTATTCAAGATCATACATTACGCAATGATGGCTATTGATACCCTTGCTAAGGAGCAGCAAGAGGAGGATAATAGTAAGGTTAAACCCACCCCCCTCACTTATTACTATAACCAGCCTCAAAGTTCAGGTGCTGTGCCGTCGTTCCACTATGGGCCTGACGGTGAGCCTATCTATACCATCAATCCAGACGGAGTATGATCCCCCATGCCAAAAGCCAGTGCCACTAAAGTCCACGGTGTCGTTGTGGACTACACACGTGACAGCCTGTTTGATGAGCTTGGCTTAAAACGACTGCGTGAGTCGTACATGCGGGACGACGAAGCCTCTCCTCAGGAACGCTTTGCCTTTGTCAGTGCAGCTTTCGCCAGCAACCCTGAACACGCCCAACGCCTCTACGACTATGCTTCCAAGCATTGGGTGTCCTATGCCACTCCTGTCCTTGCTTACGGGAGGACAAAACGTGGACTACCTATCTCCTGCTTCTTACCGTACCTTGACGACTCCGCTGAGGGTTTGGTGGAGTGTCAGGCAGAGGTTAACTGGCTGTCAATGCTAGGTGGTGGTATCGGTATTGGTGTCGGTATCCGGTCTGCTGATGACAAGTCTGTTGGTGTTATGGCGCACCTACGGACTTACGACGCATCCTGCTTAGCTTACCGGCAGGGCAGCACCCGTCGCGGTTCCTACGCTGCTTACCTGGACATCAGCCACCCTGACATTTCTATGTTCCTTGAAATGCGTCGTGGTACAGGCGACCAGAATATCCGGTGCCTTAACCTTCATCACGGCATCAACATCACAGACGACTTCATGGAAATCATTGAGCGGTGTATGCTGGACCCAGAGGCCAGTGACGATTGGAACCTTCGTGACCCGCACGACAATGAGGTCCGTGAAACTGTATCCGCCAAGGAATTGTGGCAGCGAATCCTGGAACTGCGGACCCAGACAGGTGAACCTTACCTTCACTTCATTGACACTTCCAATAGGCTCATGAACCCTTCCCAGAAGAAACTTGGGCTAAAGATTCGTCAGTCAAACCTTTGCTCTGAGATTGTCCTGCCAACAGACAAGGATCGCACAGCGGTCTGTTGTTTGTCGTCCCTTAACCTTGAGTACTTCGATGAGTGGAAGAAGAACCCTCTGATCCTATGCGATCTGGCTGAAATGCTGGACAATGTTCTACAGCACTTTATTGACAATGCCCCAAAGACAGTAAAGCGGGCTATCTATTCAGCTAAGCGTGAACGCTCCATTGGTGTTGGTGCGTTAGGTTTCCATGCATACTTACAGAAGCACAACATTCCTTGGGAGAGCGCACTAGCTAAATCAGCGAACATCCGCATCTTCAAGCACATCCGTGATGGGCTAGACGAAGCTAACATTGAGCTTGGACTAGAACGTGGCGAAGCCCCAGACGCTGCTGGTACTGGTAAGCGTTTCTGCCACCTTATGTCCATTGCTCCTAACGCTTCCTCTTCTATCATTATGGGTAACACATCACCGTCCATTGAACCCTTCCGCGCTAACGCCTACCGTCAGGACACACTCTCTGGCGCTCACCTTAACAAGAACAAGTACCTTGATAAGCTTGTCCGTAAGCATTGTGAAGAGAACAAGAAACTTAACTACGACGAAGTGTGGTCATCTATCATTGCTAACGATGGCTCAGCACAACACCTAACCTTCCTGGACGAATACACACGTGATGTGTTTAAGACTTCTATGGAGATTGACCAGCGGTGGATCATTGAACACGCAGCAGACAGACAGAAGTTCATTGACCAGTCACAAAGCCTTAACGTGTTCTTCCGGCCAACGTCACGTATCAAGTACCTTCATGCCGTCCACTTCATGGCTTGGAAGCTTGGGTTGAAGACACTGTACTACTGTCGCTCAGAAAAGCTAGCAAAAGCTGATAAGGTATCTGAGAAGATTGAGCGCAGCATTATTCAAGAGATTGATCTACACGCTATTATCGAAGGCGAAAATTGCCTAGCATGTGAGGGTTAATATGATTAAGCGTAGAAACAACCTTACCGAAGCCCGCCACTACTTCAAACCATTCAACTACTCCTGGGCTTACGATGCTTGGTTGAAGCATGAGCAGAGCCATTGGCTCCATTCAGAAGTCCCTATGAACGAAGATGTGAAGAACTGGAAGAACAACCTAACCAAAGAGCAGAAGCACTTCTTAACCAACATCTTCCGGTTCTTTACACAAGGGGACATTGATGTTGCTGGCGGTTACGTCACCAACTACCTACCACACTTCCCCCAACCCGAAATCCGTATGATGCTCCTGGGGTTCGCTGCACGTGAGGCACTCCACATTGCTGCGTACTCTCACCTAATTGAAACCTTGGGTATGCCAGAATCGACATACAACGAGTTCTTAGAGTACGCTGAAATGCGGGAGAAACATGAGTACATTCTCCAGGTGTCCGCTGAAGACGGCTCACTTGAAGCCACAGCAACAAACATTGCTACCTTCTCAGCCTTTACAGAAGGTATGCAGTTGTTCTCTTCCTTCATTATGCTTTTGAACTTCCCAAGGCATGGTCTTATGAGGGGCATGGGGCAGATCGTAACGTGGTCTATTGTCGATGAGACTATCCACGCCGAGTCCATGATTAAACTGTTCCGTACCTACATCGAAGAGAACAGAGAAATCTGGAACGACGAACTAAAGGGAAAGATATACACTATTGCTACAAAGATGGTTGAGCTTGAGGATAAGTTCATTGACCTAGCATTTTCAATGGGGGACATGCCTGACCTTACCGCTGACCAAGTAAAGCAGTACATCCGCTACATCGCAGATCGTCGTCTCATTTCTATGGGTATGAAGGGCATCTACAAAGTAAAGAAGAACCCACTGCCTTGGGTAGAGGAAATGATTAATGCTCCTATCCACACTAACTTCTTTGAGAACAGGGCAACAGACTACGCTAAAGGGGCACTAACAGGGGACTGGGGTGAAGTATGGGCGTAGATAAGGAGAACCACAATGGGTGAAGTAGTGGACCAGAACTGGCCGACATCATTAGACATCCTTCCAGAGAGGGTCTTGACAGGCGCTCTGGAGGCTGGCTTAAAGACGGTAGTAGTTATTGGTATGACCAAGGATGGTTCTCTGTATGTAGGCACTTCCCAGGCTTCACAGGCAGAGAACGTATTCCTGCTTGAAGTAGCCAAGCAACAAATAATCATTGACAGCATGACTCAGGAGGATTAGAATAGACGCCATGACAAAGCCTAGAGACTATCAGAAAGAGAACGAATACAAAGCTAAGCCAGATCAGATAGCCAAGCGTGTTGCCCGTAACAAGGCCCGTAGACAGGCTATTAAGGCTGGTAAAGTTGGTGTAGGGGACGGTAAAGAGATTGACCATATTGTCCCCCTAAGCAAAGGTGGTGGTAACACACCATCCAACCAGCGCATCAGGTCCAAGTCAGAGAACAGTTCGTTCAGTCGTAACCCAGACTCTTCTGTAAAGAAGAATACACCAACAGCAAAGAGAGCTAAGAAGAAATCATGAAAGACCCTAACGTCAGTGACAAGCAAATTGAGCCACCTCTTGAAGAGCCAGCAGTGTCAGAGTGTGGTTATTCATTCTCTGTCAGCAATCAAGAGTTGGCTATTAAGTTTAAGCTACCAGACAACAAGTGGTGGGCTGACCTGTACAACCTGCCCATTGACCAAACAACAGCAAAGAAGTGAGTACATCGCTAATATGGATCGTCACTGGTATTTATATGTTTCAGTCCGGTGTCTTTGCGGTTGGCGATAACTATCCAGGGGCTGTAGTCTTCTTTGGCTACGCCCTTGCTAACCTTGGTTTGATATGGGGATTTGGTAAATGAAGCCTTACTACATCTTTGACGAACCTATCCCGGAAGAGCTATGTGAAGTTATTATCAGGATGGGTCTAGAGGCTCAGCAGCTACAGGCTGACGTACACAAGAACGATGTCAGCGTCCGTGACAACGGTGTTCGTAACAACACCATAGCATGGCTTAGTGAGCCGTCTATATCTGAGCTTATGGGTGAGTACGTTAAACACGCTAACGTAGAAGCCGGTTGGAACTTCCACATTAACTCCTTTGAGATACCTCAGTTTAGTACCTACGAACAGGGACAGTACTACGACTGGCACGTTGACATGGGTGTAGAGAAACCTACTGATATTGCGTTCAGGAAACTATCTATCTCTATAGCTTTGAATGAGACATACACTGGTGGTGCTTTTCAAGTAGAAAAGTGGGGTTCGCCTGAAGTCAACCGTGTTATGACACTAGACCAGATGTTTAGGACAGGCACTGTATGTGTATTCCCATCCTTTATTCAGCACATGGTAACGCCTGTAGTAGCTGGTACACGCTATTCATTAGTTGGTTGGTTCAGAGGAGATATGTTCAAATGAGTGTAGATTGGATGCCTATTGAGGCAGCACCTCATGATACACGGCTTCTTGTGTACGGTAAACTTGACGGTGTTGTTATCGGTATATACTCAGAAGTCTTGCAAGAGTGGTACCTTGCTGATGATTTTGAGTCTGAAAGATGCTACCCCACAGAATGGCAACCACTGCCACCGCCCCCTTCCATAAAGAAATAGGTTGACAAGATATGCTATTACCCCTTATAATTATCCTAGTCGTAACTGTAGTTGGAACACTAATCAGTGCCATTTAGACAACTAAACACTATCTACATTGGCTATGATCCTAAAGAGGATGCCTATGTTAAGGTCTTGGAGAAATCCATTCGTGACAACACCAAGCAGACCTTTAACATTGTTCCTGTTGTACAGCACAACCTTCGTAAGATTGGACTGTACTGGCGGTCCCATGAGATTAACCCAGATGGCGTAAAGGTAGACTGCTTTGACAAGAAACCCTTCTCTACTGAGTTTTCGTTTACACGATTTCTTTGCCCGTTCCTTAACCAACGTAGGGGCTACGCTCTATTCATGGATGCTGACATGTATGTCATTTCAGATGTATCTGAAATATTTGATAGGTACGCTAGTCCGTACACAGCACTAAGTGTAGTTAAGCACGACTACCAGACATCCGACACTGCTAAGATGGATGGACAGGTTCAGACTAACTACTCCAAGAAGAATTGGTCTAGCCTTATGCTGTGGAACTGTGAACACCCGGCCCACGACAGGCTGACTGTAGCAGACGTTAACACTAAGTCAGGGTCATGGCTGCACGGCTTTGAGTGGCTGGAATCTAATGAGATAGCTGGTATTGACCCAGCATGGAATTGGTTAGACGGTCATAGCCCGGAAACACTGGACGCCAAGCTGGTCCACTTCACAACGGGTGGTCCTCTCTTCCCTAACTGGAAAGCAAAGCGTGACATTGACAACGAATACTCCACTGAATGGAGACACCTGTACAGCAACTACTTGAAGGAACAATAAGAAACAATGATCCGCTTCGTAACATCGTTTAGTGCTGACGGTTACCAACAGTACGCTAAGAAGATGCTCCATTCAGTCATTGAGAACTGGCAGGACAACCTAAAACTCATTGCTTACTACCATGACTTCCCAGAGGAACTTGTGGCAGATTTACCACAGTCACCCATTATTGAGTACCGTAACCTAAACAACGTACAGGATATGGTAAACTACCGGCAGCGCATGGCTCAGTACGATGGTACAGCACAAGGTAAGACGCCTTACAACTGGCGCTTGGATGCCATTAAGTGGTGCCACAAGATTTATGCTATGACTGACCTGTCGCTGGAGATCAGTGAACAAGACGTACATGGTGGCTGGTTGATCTGGCTTGATGCAGACACGGTAACGCACACCCCTCTGTCGGCTAAGCGTCTACGTCCAATGCTCCCAGAGAAGGCAGAGATCGTCCACCTTGGCCGTAGGGACGTTGACTACTCAGAGACATCCTTCATTGCGTTTAACCTTGACTACGAAACTCCCCACTACCTCCTAGCTGACCTCCGTGGGTGCTATGACATTGGGGAAGTTATCTCCTATCGTGAGTGGCACGATGGTTTTATCTTTGAACGGTTGCTAAACATCTACAAAGCTCATGGTATGCGTGTCCATAACCTCAGCCCCGATACAGCAGGGCTGGACGCGTTTGGGAACTCTCCGCTGTCCCAGTACCTAAAACACTTTAAAGGCGCTCAGAAGGCCAAATTATGGACCACAGAGACATCTCCAGACGTTAAGGCTGGCCGGTACAAGCAGCTTGCCGATATGGTGCGTCTGTACGGCTCCAACA